CATTTCAAAATTATCATACTCTACTTTACCGATTGGGTCTTCTTGTACTTTGAATTTAACAAGTGATATATTTTCAGGGTCGTGTCCTTCTATTCTTTCAGTATTATATTGTGAGTGGGGAGTAACGTTTACTATACCCTTACCTTCAGCAATCTCAAGTCCTAAAAAGAAATCACCATATTTACACATATTACGTGTCCACGGCCATAAGTTAAATTCAACATTAAGAATATCATAGAAAAGATTTTCTAATATATCTTTTACTTTTTCGTTTTTTGATTTGATTTGTACAACATCTCCAAATTCATTTTTTAATGTTGATTCATCTGCGTATATATCTAATGCCGATGCGATAATTGGGTCATTATCCATTGCATCGTAATCTCTAAACAATTCTCTTCTAACTTGATGGTATGCCATTGATTGGGCTGCCATATTATCTGATGCAAAAGACCTTTGTAGTTTTGTGTACCTATCTCTTAAATTCATAAGATTAGTACCTTGTTGTCTATCATCGGTATCAACTACTTTTCTCTTTCCCTCTTTATCAACCGTTACGATTGCTTGAGTGGAAAAGAGTTTCGTTAATCTATCGAAAAATGAACTATTGTTTTGTTCTGCCATTTATACTTTCTTTATGTTATAACCTCACTAAGATACAAAAAATATTTGATATATCCTAATTTTATTACCATGCTTTACAACTCCAATACCTAGCTTTGTGTCTTGGTCCTGGTGTATCACAATTATGCCTAGCTCTAAAAGCCTTTTTCCTAGATGGGATATCTTTCTGAATCTGCATTGTTTTTTCACCTGCTTTCTTAGCAGATGTCCCACCATGTCCGAAGTTTACCTTTACAACATTTCCCTTTGGATTCTTTACATACACTTTAAACTTCTTAACATCACCTCTAGTTGGTTTTCCAAGTTTAACTTTTCTACCTTGATATTCAGCTTCATTAATATCCTCTTTCATATTTTTTATAAAGTGAATAAACTCCTTTAAATCATCATAGTTTTCAACATCATATTCTTCGATGTTTTCATCTAATCCTAATTTAAATTCGCTATAAAGTTCTTTTGTGTAATTTTCCATTTATTAATCCTATAATTAACCTATACTATATAAATATAAAACTTTTAATTTATAACCATTTAGTTAAATCCTCTATTTCATCACCGATTTGCATCTGCCAAGGATTCTCATTATCATCACTACCACCATATATTCCACTATAAGTATGTGAAGATATACCATCTATTGCTTTTTTGGTTAAATCGATACCTTCTTGTCTTAATCTCAAAGCAGTATCTCTTACCCAAAGTGAAATAGCTAATGACATTGTTAAATCATCATTATAACCCCTCATTGCTTCAGCTCTACCATGCATCCATATAAATGTGAATAATTCATCAATAGTTCTAACTGAACGTATTATAATTGATTTCTCTCTAACATACTCTTCCAACTTAGAAATAATTAAAGGTCTTGTTCTTGAAGTAGTTGAAAATCCAGCAACCATACTTTTATCTTGTGACCTGTATCTATTCGAATGTTGGTGTTCTATATCTACATATTTTAAATCCTTATTCATATAATAAAGATTACCATAATTTCTATCAATCACTTGTTGGATAGTTGCCCAACCTATGTTTGCGTTTTCAATAACCAACAATGCGTTGTTATATTCAGTTGCCAATGCTACTAAGAAGTTACCAAAATCTTTTGTATCTAACTTACCTCTATATTCTGCAACTTGTTCAGATGCCTCTACATCAATTACATGAGCCGCTGAGTAATCCGAAGAATCCCCTCGAGCAACATCCGCTACTACTATATATGTTTTTGAATAATCTGCATATTGCCATTTCCATAAGTTTCCATCAAATCCAGTTTTCTCAATTGGGTCTTGTACATAGGTTTCTTTATAGAATTGAAGTATTTGTGGGTCAATAACCGAATCACCAGACGATACAAAATCACAATCACATTCCTGCGCTGCACCCTTTGGTCCTAATAAAACACCTTGTTCATCTCTCCAAGTTTGGTCTCTTTCTGGATGTACACTCCAATGTAATCTAATATTATTAAATCCATTTGTTCCATCTTCAGAACCTACCCAAGTTTTATGAAAGAAATTACCTACACCATTTGGAGTAGAAAGTATAATTGCATTACCACCCGTTGATAATGTAGATTGAGCCGATATCCATATATCTTCAATCTTATCAATAAATGCGGCTTCATCAAATACCAAAAGGGATAGTGCTTCCGAACGACCTGCATCACTAGCAGCTGAAGTTGCTTTAATCTGAGAACCATTTGAATATCTTAAAGATAGTTTGTTATCTTCAACTGTTGTTAGTTTTAACCAAGAAGGAAGATAATGATTCATTACCCTAACCTTAGTTACTAAGTTTTTTGCTACTTCTTGTTTTGTTGCAATTACTAAACAATTAAAGTCATCATTGAATAACATCTTCCATAATGAAAAACCAGCAGTTAAAGTTGATATACCAGTTTGTCTTGATTTAAGAATAACATTATATCTATGGTCTTTAAAATCTACCAATGTACTTTCTTGAAATGGATATAATTGAAAAGGAATCTTACCCCTTACTGGATGCTGTATCATACAATACTTTCGCATAAAGTAAATAGGGTCAGATGCACATCGTTTATACTCTGATGCTATTATCTGCTTTAATGATTGTTTTTTATTAGCCAAATTATTTCTTTTTTCCTATCTTCCAATACATACCAGCACTAACAAATGGTGCTAATTGTGAGGTGTTAGAATTATTCTGAATACCTAAACCTAATTGATATAAATTATTCTTTTTACTTTTTAGGATTAATCCTCCACCAACATTACTAATAATATCAGATTTATTAAATCCACCATTAATACCCCAATAGAATTCATTCTTTGGTAATTCTTTCACAATCGTTGTATTATAAACAGTTGGAATTTTAAAGAACCAATCTATTTCTCTAGATTCAATTGAGTTTTGTGAAATGACATCAGTTAGAATACCAAATCCTAAATCTCCACTTGGTTTGTTACCTAATGAATCGGTAACTACATTTGGAAAATCGTATGTTAAATTTAATGTATCTTTAACTGTTATCTTTGAAAAGTAATCTTTAATAATTGCAAGTGAATCTACATCTATTGGTATCTCTACTTCCTTAATTATTTCTTTTGTAATGTACTTTGGTACATACTTTGTTACTTTAACTTCCTTTTCTACATATATGGTATCTGTTTTTTGTTCTAACAGTTCGTAATCTTTACCATCTACGTTTATTATTTCTTTTTCTTCTTCTTCACCACCACAACTTCTAAATAACAATACCACACATAGTATCATTATCATTATAGTCTTTAAATCAAATTTCTTTAACCAATTCATAGTTCATAGGTTTTAATTTCATGTAGGCTGTATTTCTTTTTTCTATAACTTCGGTAAGTTCCTTTTTACCATTTTCGATATCGGTTTCAATCTGAGTTCTTAGTGTTTGTACATCTTCATTAGATGCCCACTTCTCAACCGAACCATCATCGTTGATGTATTCGTGAATATTGGAAACTTCATGTAATGCTTGATTCCACTTTTCCATTGTATCAGTACCATATGCAGCCATATTAGAATATATCTTATATTCTTCATATGCTTCCCATAACCCATCTAATTTAATTTGTTGTTCTTTTTTAGCTAAACAAACTCCACAAAATGTAGTTTTACTTATTAACTTTTTATCTGCTCTTGAATAGTTGTTGGTTTCACAATCATCTGCTTTACACTTAGATTGTTCTTCTAAATACTTTCTAACCTTAGAAAGTTCGTTTGATAATTTAGATTGTTTTACCTTACCATATGATTTTTGTTCGTAAACAATACCATCTTCTTCCCAAATATCACCAATATTTCTTTTGGTAGTTTCTTTAATACCAGATAGTGAAACTTGAGTATCTTTTTGATATTCTCCAGTTTGAATCATATTTACCAACTTCCTACGAGTTGGGTGCATATATTTTTTATTGAATTTCTTCTCAGCCATATTTTGTAACTTATATATTCATATATATAAGTATTGGATTTTTTACTATTCGTAAAATAAACCGAGTATCTGATTGAGTGGAGCGAATGTTCCAGTAAGTTTGAAAGTCTTACCACCATATACAAATACGATACCCTCATTAGGAACTATCTTATTAGTACCACCAATAGCGTTCAACCTTTGTAGTTCTAATTTAAGTTTATTAATTTTCTTAACATCGCCTGATTTCTTAACATCTTGAATTGTTTTATCCAGTCTCTTTTTCATATCCCTAACTGCTTTATCAGGGTTAGCTGCTAATACTGAACTCATAAATGAAAGTATATCTGCTCCGATACCTAGGAAGATATCTTCGAATGGTCTAATATTATCTTTAGCCATTTTAGCGTGGTCATTCTTATCAATTCCCTTTGCCCATTCCATTGTTTTTACATCAGTTAGATTTTTCTTATCTAATCTAAATGATTTATCGTAGAATGCCCATCTCTTAACTAATCCCATTAGAGTTCTATTA